TGAGCAGCGCAGCAGATGTCCAGTAGGTCGTACTGAGGGATGCTGGCGGTGATGTTGGCCTGGTGATTATTCATGAGGACTGATCGAGCTGTTCGTAGTGATAGAAGGCAGAGGCCCAAGCTGGGAACCTGGGATCCTCGGGCAGTGGATAGCCCTCGAGTTCCCAGTCAGATTCAGAGGTCCCGCAGGGCGCATACCACCCGCCTTCATCAGCAGTCCAGCCGGCCTGCCAGCGGATGGTGTTGATACGGTCCTCTTCTCGGATGGCGGCTTCCACTTTGCCGAGGTGGTCGTACCAGTTAGGTCTTCGCTCGAGTTGAGCGAGGTTAAAGGAGGCGTCAGTCATCTTTAGCGACTGGGTGGACTGCTTGGAGTTGCTTAAGGATCGACAGAGTGCCAAGAGGCTTGCCGGTCCTAATGCGCTTGAGGGGTATTGGCTTACCGCCCCCGCGGACATCGAATGAGACTTTGTCTTTGTTGGCCATAGCGAATCAGTAGTTAATGGCGACAGTGGCAATGCCGTCGAGGGGAACACCAAGGCGATGAGCTGCGCCGGCCGAGAGGTCGATCGAGTTGCAGTCACAGCGATCGGTGATCGGGACAGTCAGCTGTCGTCCGCGATGGCTGACGTTGACCTTGGTGCCACAGGGCAGCCAGGGATGGGCAGCGCTAATGCCCCAATGCTGGTAGGTCTGGCCGCAATAGGTGATGCGTCCTGAGTACCAGGGGTGATAAACGGTGGCCGTGACATGCCGGCCGGTGTGATGGGCGATGGCGGGCTGAGCGAGAAGTGCGGCAGTGAGGATGGAGCGTTTGAGCATGGTGATTGGATTCAGGCAGCGTGGGTATCAGGGATTTGATTCAGGCGCGGCTGAGCTTCTGGTCCGACAATGCGAAGCGCGAGCTGGTTCCATGCCAGTGCGGCTTCTTCTTCTGTGGCGTAAGAGCCGCCGTCAAAAGTCCGGCCGTTAAAGCGCAAGGCGGCGCGCCATGGCAGGCGTGGGTTGGAGTTAGCGCGTTGCACACCGCGGAAGCGACTCGCTCCACGGATGGAGTGCGGTCTTGCGGTGAGCTTGAGCCAGACCTCGGCCTTGCTGTTGCCGGATTTTGCGGAGTAGAGCATGAGGCTAGAGAACAGGGTCAGTGGTCGTAGACAGGGAAGTCGTCGAGTACATCGCCAGCGGGATCTAAGAGAACCCAATTGGCGTTGTATTTCTCTCGAGCTGTTGTACAGATGTGATGAAGCCATTCAGGAATGGATTGATTGCCACAGGAAGGGTCTTCTTCGTAGGCGTAAAACCATTCCATTCCGTGGTCTGGCAGAGATCCAAAGCTCCATGGCGAAAGGTCTTGATCTACATCGGGCATGTGCTTAGTGGAGACCGTGAGCACGGTGGCGAGCGCAACTCCGGGGACTGGAGAGGCTACTTGTCCAGAAAGGTTCATATCAGACCTGAGCGAACTTGCTAGCGAGTTGCTTGTAGCGCTCGAGGTGCTCATCGCGGGCTACATCCTTCCAGTCGCTCATACAGATGTCGTCGCCCGAGAAGTATTCATAGAAGAAAGCGCAGGCATTGACCAGCGCATTAAGTTCTTCTGGGGAAGCGGAGAAGTGTTGGTTCACTTTCACAGGGAATTGGCCGAGGTAATTCATGGTGGGATCAGGAGTAAGCGGTTTCGATAGGGCGACTGCAGACGCTGCAGAGAAGTTCAGGGTCTTCCCAGTTGACGTCGAGGGCAATGACGCACCAGCCGTCGTATCCGCAGGTGGTGGCAATCGACTCCCGCTCGTCTCTGCAGCAAGCAGGGCAGATGGCCTGGCCGTCATCGGCGACGGCGAAACGGGGGTAGCCGCCAGGCCAGGCGTAAGGGTGCTCAGCGAGATCAGTTGCTAGGCGTAGGGATTTGGATTGCGTGGTCATGAGCAGCGCGCCGGATTGAGGCGAGGATGTTGCGTTCAGAACGAGGAGATCGCTTGCGGCCGAAGGGAACGATCGTGTACCCGCCACCGGGGTGACGGGCGTGCCAGTGCTTGCGACCTGGAGTAATCGAGAACCCCAGGTCGATGGCGTACTTGAGGCAGGGATCTTTGCGGAAGAGGGGATTGCTCATGAGTAATTCATGGCCTTCTCGTCGAGATCGCTGAGGGTGACGCCGCGTTCCTTGAGCCAGGGAATCATGCAGGTGACGACGATCTTCTGTGCTTCCATTGGACGTGGCTTTTCTGCCGTGCCGATGAGCTTGCAGGTGAGATTGAAGGCTCGGGAAGCCTGCTCGATCAGCATCAGTAGATCGATGTCGAGGTTGTGCTCTGCGGCGCGCGCCTCAGCGTTGCGCTTGCGAACAGTGGCCGGGCGAACACCGCGATTAGGGATGACCGCAGTGCGCTGGGCGACGGCCGTCATGACGTGCGGGTCGGCGGCTTCGAAGGCAGCGAGATGGTCAGGATCGGACCAGCCTTCCTCTCGAGGAGGGAGCGCAGGATCCGCCAGTTCCTGCTCGTCAAAGTCAAGTTGGAGAACAGAAGCCTTGAGTTCCGTGTTGTACGTGAGGCAGCTGTCATCGAAGGTGAAGCCCTTCTTGACGATGTCGCGGATGGATTCAGGGATGAGTGCGGCGCACTCGCCACCGCTTGGAAGCTTCTTGTTGAAGTAGAAGTAGTAGTAGCCGTGATGGTCCGGCTTGACGCTGGGCTTAGGGTCTGAGGTTGCGATACGGACGGCCATTGGTGGTGGTTGCGAAAGGAAGAAGCGGGAGTCACTGGGGCGTGACTTCAAAGAAGTGAGAGCCGGGGCCGAAATCGCGAACGATCTCCGGCCAGGTGTCGTAGATCTTGCGGGCGTTATTGCCGTCAGCCCTGCTGAGTGCAGTGGCTAGGCCGGAGACAAAGCCGCCGCCGTGCTTGCGCATGGCATCAACGGTGCGGCCCCGGTAGGCGTAGAAGGTCTGGAAGTCGGCCAGGGCGATCGATGGGATGGGTGTCATTTGATGGACCAGTTGGTGCGTTGAACAAGGCGAGCGCCGACAATCTCCTGGCCGCCTTTGAGTGCGGCCTTGATAGCGGTCTTGTCGGGCGTGCGGGTGGTCTTGGATTTGAAGAGGTCGTCAGGGATGAGGTCTTCGTCTTCGATCTCGACGGCTTCACTGCGCCGGGAGCGCAGTTCATGGGTCGGCAGGGAGAAGTTGCGGGCCTCGGGGCGCAAGGCGGTCAGCACCTTGAGCATGTAGTCGGTGAGCGACTGGGCACGCTTCTCATCTGCCGCCGCTAGTTCTGCCAGGCGGATCGACTGCTCCTTGCGGAACTTGGCGACCGCTTGCAGGTGGTCGATGTAGCGGCAGATGTTGTCAGCCTTGGACTCGAGCAGAGCAGCGGTGTGGGCTTGAGCTTCGAGGTACTGCTCGACCAACCGGATGGCGGTCTCCTCTTGCTCGGGATCGTCGGAGCCGAGCAATTCGGCAGCTAAGGCGAGCTCGCCGTCGATGTATTGGGTCTGGATGCCAAGGGCGTAGAGAGACTCTGCGCCCTGAGCTCTTGGGTCAGTAGAGCTCATGCTCGGAGTGGGCTTGGCAGTAGGACTGGAGGACGATCGCGGCCGGCCAGGAGGATGGTTCGCCGGAGCGGAGGTTGTTGACGTAGGTGTTGCGCTCGAGCTGGCTGCTGAAGTCGCAGCGCCAGCAGAGCGTGGTGCGGGTGTCATAGACGTAGATGGAGAAGTGGTGATTAGTCGCGGCGCGTCGCAGCAGATAGCGCTTGCCGAGAGCGTTTGAGTTGGCGGTCAAAGGACGCCAGTTGCCGCTTGATCGTCTGGACAGAGCGACGGTCTTGGGAGGCGCAGCCAGCCTTGAGGGCGCGCTGGGCTTCTGAAAGCAGCTCTGCAGTCGCATCGCGGAGGCGAACCAGCGGAAGCAGGCTTTGATCAATGGCATCTGGCATGCTGAGTGCCGTGGCTTGCGCATTGTGGCCGGAAATTCCAGAAAGGGAAGCCCCGGCGTGCGGAATGCACACCGGGGCGACTAGGTCAGGCGACCGTGATCTGCTGGAGTTCCGCGGCAGGTGCGGCAGCGACGGCCTCGGTTGCGGTTTCAGCAGCGGCCAGGCCGTGCTTCACCGCCTTGGTGTAGAGGGTCTTGGTGTAGACCTCCTTGGCCGAGATCGCATAGACGCCGGTGGGCGAGGAAACGATCTTGCCGAAGTAGAGGGTGCCGGTTGCCGGATCCTCGAAGGTGTCGGCAGGGTTATCGCGGCCGACCATATCGGTGATGTGATCGGACTTGAAGCCGGCGTTGATTGCCGTCTCCCGGCGAGCCATGCCGCCGTTGCGGTTAGAGACCCAAGCCAGTTCGGCGTGGGTCCAGTTGCTGCCGGAGTAGAGGCGAGCGGAGATAGGGCCGAGGTTGAGTTCCATGGTGGATTGCGAAAGTGCGAAACGAAGCAAGCCCCTTACATGCACTGCTGTAAGAGGGCAAAAACAAGCAAGTAGAATGCAAACAACGCAGTACGAATCGTTCCGCGATGTTTAGCGGTGTGCGCAACCTGGATGAGCGAATCCGGGGCTACATGGCCCAGCAGGCTGAGGGCCAATTGGCTGCTCGCCGCCAGGCCGTCATGGACGACCTGAAGAGTCAGATTCAGTCCAGCCCTGCTAGCGCAGCCAAGCGTGTTGGCGAGCGCTTCGGTGTATCAGAAGGCGGGCTCAGCGACCTCGAGCGAGTGCTGCGAGGTGAACGAGGCGCCGTGTCGCAGGAAGTGTTTGCACCGAATAGCGGTGCGATGCTCCAGGCGACGGCTGATCGCGAGGCTGCCCGCAATCCGCTGTACAACCTGCAGCGCATGCTGTCCGGTGAAAGCACTGCGGATCGTGCTGGCCAAGTCGCGTTTTACGGTGCTGCCGCTGGTGGCGCTACTGCCGGCCTCACTGCAGCAGGTCAAGGCCTGATGGCCCTGATGGAATACCTGCAGCAAGGTCAGCAGTCCGAGCAAGAGCGCGAACAGCCTCTCGCTTGACGTGGAAGATCCGCAGCGCTGGGAGTGTGCTGTGTGGGTCCGGGTCAAGGCGGCTTTAGAAGCTGCTGGTAAGACCCGGACGTCGTATTACTTGATGGCTGATGAAGCCGTTCGCCTTTGCAAGCTGAAAAGCCATGGATAACGACTTTCCGATGCTTGCCGGTGCCCGGCTTGGGTTGGGATCGATGGACATACAGCGTGGATTGAGCAATGGTTCGTTGAACGGATTGCGGCTCTCGAACGCTGTTGGCCCTCTATGGCCGAGCAATCCGATGGCACCAGAGAATAGTGAGCCGCACTTCACGGCTAGCGGTGGTTACCAGCCGGAAGTAGCGTTCGGCGCCTAGTCGATAACTGGGCCCATCATGCGCCGGAAGTCGGCGGTGAGCTTGGCGCAGTCGCTGACTGAATCCTCGACTGCAAGCAGGACGCGGGCTTCTGCTGCTAGGTCGAGGTTGGAGTCGAGGGCCAGGGTGCCGACAATGAAGCGGCGCTCGAGGGGCTTGTCGTCGACGTGGGTCGTGGTCATAGGAGGGAGGTGTCGCGGCTAACAGGGAGTCCGGTGTGGCGAGAGAAGGCTTTGAGTGCCTGGGCGTTGTTGCCGCCGATATGCCACCAGTAGTCCTCGCGTGGGATGGACGGCTCTTTCCAGTCATAGATATGGAATGTGGTGCCGTCCTTGCAGCGGAAGGCCCATTCGACATTGACTTTGCCGTCGATGTCGCGCTCATGCGGTTCGCCGAGAAGGGCGATCAAGGTGGCGTAGTTTGTGCGGCAGTAACCAGCCAGAGATCCACTGGCGTGGTCGGCTGGGCCCAGGACTGCGAGGGGGTGGAGGTTGGAGGTGTTCATGAGTTAGGCAGGTTGACGGTGAATGACGAGCTCGCCCTCGAAGCCGCCAAAATCGTCGTTGACGTCGGCTTCGATGAAGGCGAGAAAGCCTGGCTCGGTGGGCTCGGTGTCGTACTCAGCGCAGTATTCGAGGTAGGAATCGGGCGAGTAGATAAGGGTTTGCGTAGCTTCAACTGCGGTGACGTTGAAGGTCATTGATTGCTAGAGCGGAATTCAGAGACGATGCCGTGGTGATCGCAGGCGTCACAGCGGATGAAGGACCAATCGCCCCAGGAGTCGTTGTCACCTGTGGTTTCGATCCAGCCGTCGTCGTGCATGATGACGTTGGTCTCGACGGTGACTACGAAGGGGCTATCGGATTTGCAGTCGGGGCACTGAATGCCACGCAGGCAGTTGGTGTTGGTCATAGTTCACGTACGTCCAGGGTGTGAGCGAAGGTCGCAAAGGGATTGCAGTTGTTCGTCGGTTAGGTCATCGAGCTGAGTGCTGATGCAGAGCACCTCGCCGCTGGGCATGGCTCGGTAGTAGACGCCGCCGTGTTCGTCGGGTCTGAGCTTGCTGCAGTAGTAAGCGACTGACAGGCCAAAGCTCTTAAGGATGAGCTTGCGTTCGGCGAGCTTCTCGATCACGTACTCGAAGCTGAGCGAGCAGAAGTACTCATCGCCGCTTGAGATGTAAAGCGAGCCGTCGCCGCCCATCTCGAGATCGAGGCAGCCAGCGTAGAAGTCGTCGAACTCGGCTGGACGATCCTCCTGGTCGAGGATATCTTGGAGTTCGCCGTTGATCAGGACGGCCGCCTCGACTCCGCCCGGAGCGAAGCAGTCGGCCGGGACGCGAGTGGCGCCTATTTCGTAGTTATTGGCCATGGTTAGAAGTGTTCAGGGCAGGGGTAGATGGGGTCGTTGTTTTCGTCGTAGGCCCAGGTGTTGTCAGGTGTTGCTGAGCGCCAGGCTTCCTTGATGTGTCCCCACTCGATCTCAGCTACTGCGATCCAGGGGCTGGCTAGCTCGTCCCTGGTAACGGACTCGAGTAGTAGCGCGTGATCTTTGGGGATCTCGTCGCGCTCGACTGTGAGCTGGAATGAGGTGGTGACCTCGTATTCGATGGTGATGCGATGGGTCATGGGTCAGAGAGGCGATAGGGGCTTGTAGTTGCGGATGCGGGAGTATCTAGTTGCTGCGCCCGTGCTGGCGCCCTTGAAGACGGGCTCGATGGAATTGGTGCGGCACCAATGCACGAAGCGAGAGGCGTCTTCGTCTTCTTCGAGGTAGACGTACTCGCCGCGTTCGTAGGAGAACGGAGTGAAGACTGAGCGCCAGTGCTCGCCAATGATTCTGGCGAGGAAGGTTTTGGGGACTTTGACCCAAGCGTGGCCTGGGTCGGAGTGGACGCGGAAGATGCGGGTTTGCATGGGGTGATGCACTGGGCGTGCAAAAGAGAGAGCCCTGCCGGCAGATGCCAGACAGGGCTTGGGATCAGCAGGTGGGAGCAGGCCAGGCGTAGCGCTCCTCGAGGGTGCGCTCGTAGATGGCCTCCAGGACCTCGATCTGCTCGTCGCTGAGCTCTGCGTCGTCGTCTTCGTCGGAGGTGACGATGACTTCGCCGGGGAAGAGCTGCTCGAGGACCAGACCGATGGGCTCCAGCTGATCGGGAGTGCCGCGCACCGAGAGGCGAACGCGGCGATCGGGGCAGTACTGAGTGAGAACCATGTGCTTATTGAGAATGGATTGCAGTAAGAGAAGGATTAGGAGGCAAAGCCAGCAGCGGCGGGCTTATGGCGGGTGACGCGCTGCGGGCGAGCCGGTTTGCTGCGTTCGATGACGACAGTCTCGAGCGGAGTGGCGGGTGCGGGCTCGAGGACCAGGGGCTCGATTTGTACGGCTTCTGTCCGTACAGGCGAGAAGAGATCCTCGATGCCAGGAAGGAAGTTCCTGAGGCCGGGCCAGAGGAGGCGTTGCCAGAGGGTGATGGCTATTGCTGCGGTCCAGGCCGCGATGGTGATCAGGGTGTTGCGCATGGCAGGTGCGAAAGAACGAAGGAAGGTGCGCCCCATGCACGGCTGCAGAGGCGCACTAAAAAACCCCGCACGGGAGACCGAGCGAGGTAAATGGTTAGGTACTTAGAAGACGTCGCCAGGCAGGAGCCCCTGCTGGCATTGGTCATAGATGTAATCACCGACCTGGCTCCAGAGTGGATCCAGGGTGAAGTCGTAGTCCGCTGCCCTGCTGGAGAGCGCAAGAGCGTCGCGCAGGGCGATGGCTTCTGCTGGGGTGAGCGTGATCTGGAGGGTCATGACAGATGAGCGTGTTGCGCAAAAGAAAAGCCCCACCCGCAAAGGCGAGTGGGGCGAGAGGGGCTGAACCGTCCGAGCTCAGAAGGGAACTTCCTCGCCGGTGGGTTCAGCCGAGAAGGGTGCCTCGGGTTGGGCGAACTCAGGCCCGACGGGGGCCGAGTTGAGGACCTCGATGCGCTGAGCGCGGAGTTGTCTGCGGTAGGCGACGGGGTAGCCGCGGTCGTTGCGGGTGATCTCGCCGTAGACGGTCCAGTAGCCGCTGATGGCGACCCTGGCCCATTCGGTGTTGTTCGCAATCGAGAGGATCTCGCTGGCGATGGGCACACCGTTGTCGGTGGCGATGATCGAGTCGATGGGCAGATCGACGTTCACCTCCTTGCCACCGCGGTTGTCGCGAGTGGAGTTGGTGAGGATGGCCGAGACCGTGAGCTTGCCGCCGTCCGGACGGGAGATGTCCTTCACGGCTTTGAGCATGCCGACGAGTCGGACCATGCCAGCCGCTTTGGGATCTCCGCTGGAGGCAGCGAGTTGGGTTTCGAGCTCGGAGATGCGAGCTTCGAGGTCGGCCTTGGTGGCGGTAGCCATGTGGTGTTCCCGGCGGTGCCGGGGCGAAAGAACCACGCCTCGAATCAGGCAGCGCCAATGCACTGCTGAAGAGAGGCAATAAAAAAGCCCCCACCCGCAACAGCGAGTGAGGGCAAGTGAAGCGCGCTCGAGCTCAGAAGGGGCAAACCTCCAGCTCGAGCTGATGTATTGCTGGGCGGTTGAGCTCAGCAATCTGCTGGCACCAGGCGATGTGCCGGCGCTGGAGATCGCCGAGGGGGTGGCCGTCCATGACCTGATCGATCATGGCCTCGAGGTGAGCGCGCGCGACTTCGATCTCCTGAGAGATCTCGCCGTGCAGCTTGCGGCCGTCCTCGGTGAGGGTGACGCCAGCGCGTGCCAGGAGGCGGAGTTGCTGGCTGAGACGGTAGAGCTTGCCTTCCGTCATGGTGGTAACCCGGGTGCCCCGGGGCGAAAGAACCACATGCCGTCAGTCAGTCAGCGCGGATGCACTGCTGAAAGAGGGCAATAAAAAAGCCCCCACCCGTGAAAACGAGCGAGGGCAGGAGGCGGAATTTGGAGGGGTGCTAGCGGAAAAGTTCCGGGGTCCTGAAGGGGTTGATGTGGCCCAGGCCGTAGAGGGCAAAGCCGACTGCTGCGCCGCAGCCGCCTATGAGCCCGCCTGTGCCGAAGAGGAGATAGCCGATGCCGCCGTAGAGGAGGCAGCCGAGAGCGAGTCCGCCGACCGAGCCAAGGATGTAGCCGATCCAGCCGTAGGTGTTCATCGAAGCAAGCAGCGCGCATGCACTGCTGAGAGAGGGCGATGAAAAAGCCCCCACCCCGAGCAAACGGAGTGAGGGCAGGGAATCAGAAAGCCTTGACCATGTAGGTGCGGCAGAACTCGGAGTGAGCTGCGTGCTTGTGAGCCGGCCAGTCTTGGGTGGCGCATTGATCACGGGTGGCGCGATCAAGCCGGGCAACGCCGGCATGGAAGACGCCGACCAGGAGAAAGCCGATGGAGGTACCGGCGGCGATGGCGAGGAAGGGATTGCGCATCGAAGTCAGGCAGCGCGCATGCACTGCTGAGAGAGTTCACGCAAAAAGCCCCCACCCGCGGATGCGAGTGAGGGCAAGTGGTCAGGCGATCGGAAAGACATCGATCGATTTGTGCTCGGGGAAGAGCGCTGCGTCGTAGTGCAGCCAGCGCCAGGCGTCGTCCTCGGAGGGGAAGCCCGGGCCGAAGGGGATGAATTCACCGGCGGAGGTGATGGCAACCGCGAAGTAGCGGGTCTTGGTGGTGGTGGTCATCGAAGTCAGGCAGCGCGTATGCACTGCTGAGAGAGTTCACGAACACGAACCCGAGTGTTTAACGCGCACGGCGTGTACCCTTGGCGCGATTTAACAGCGCAGCCGGGGCGGAGCGAGCCGGAGCGCAAGAGAGCAGAAGGGAGCAGAGCGGAGCGGAATAGGGCAACAGAAGCAACTCTCCAGTGAGAGGAGACTTGCGTTGGTAGCAATGTGCTGGATGCACAACAAAGCGTGCAATCGCAGCAAAAGACAACAACAAGACGCGATAGAATAGAGAAACGAAAAGAGCACCCCGCTCCCTAGAACCCCGGTGGGCAGTGGATTTGGCCCCACCGCGTCACGAGTGAACGGGGGTATGAGCGGATGCGAGCCGCCTAGTTACGCGCGTGTGCGTGCAGTGTTATGTACGCGTGCTGGGTTATAGCTAGCGCGTTGATGTGCAGTAGCGAGTGAAAGCTTAAGAGTGTTGCGCGTGGTGAAGCAACAGCGTCGCGTGCATTTGTGTGCAAAAGTGTCCGCGTGGATTGTTGATGTGTACCGTTGCTGTACCACTGCCTTGCGCGCGTTGGCGTCTGCTGACATCAGCACACGTGGCGCGGCGCGCTCTCTACTTCTTTTTTTTGTTTGACAGCAATCCCAACCTGGCGGGGGTGTTTGATGTCTACCGCGCGGCGCAATAAAAATTTTGAGCTTTTCAGGGGAGCGGCCTTGCATTAGCTCTGCGCTTCCTCGTGTGAAATTTTGGCGTTTTACACGACACACAGAGTGACCCCCCGCGCGGGTGCGCAGCGTGAGTCTCGATAGACTTGTCTGACGTAATGCGTGAACGGGTTTACGCGATGGCTCCGCGGCAAATCAGCGAAGAGGAATATCTGCGGAAATTTCGGCCAGAGGAATACGAAAAACGTCGCAAGTTAGGTATATATAGTGATGCAACTCCGCAACCACAAAATGTACCCGGGCTCCCCCCGCCGGAAGCTCGCTACTCGCCGGAGGAGATTCGCGGCATCCTGCTGGACAGCGGCTCGCTGAAGGAGTACGGACGCGGCGGCACCCGGGCTGGTTCTCAGATGGACCGCGCTGCACAGCAAATCGCGGTCCAAGACGAGATTGCGCGCCAACAGCTTCTTGATGCAGGCGTCGATGGCCTGGTTGCCGGCATGTCGCAGGCGGTGGGTGCTCCGGTTGACCGGAACACCGCCCTGCTGGCCCGTGAATACATGACGATGCCGGGCGGCGAGGCCCTCGAGCTGTCCGATGCAGTGCGGTTGGCAGCGGCATCCGGCGCAGTACAGGGGCAAATCCCCGCCGAACTCAGCGCGAAAGTCGCTCAATTGGGCGAAATCGGCCGTGATCAGGGGCTCGATGTCGTCCTAAAGGCCGCGAATCAGGGTTTGATCGACCCCTCGCTGCCGATCGAAGCCCAAATCGACGCGCTGGACCCCGAAAGCAAGGCGAAATTGGCGCTGCTGGCCCGAGTTCAGGGCCAAATCGAGCAACTCAACGCAGAAGAGACCGGTTTGGCGGCAAATGCGCTGGGTCTTGGCCGTACGGTTGGCGGTCGTCGCAACTCATTCCGCAAAGAAAAGCGAGGCAACGAAGAAGCAGCTGTCCTGAGAACCCCTGGCAGCGTCCTGTCGCAAGGGATGGAGTTCAAGGCGGACGACATCCTCCTGCCGTTCGTGATCGCGCCCAAGAACCAGCAGGTCTGGAGCTCTGGGAAAGCGGCCGGTCCCTACTCGGATGTCAGTGGCCCTGTGATGCAGGCCGCCCAGTACTACAACGGCGACAAATTTGCGCCATCGCTGCGGGATGCACAGGTTCTGTATGTGAACCCGTACGGCGAGGTGTCGGATGCAGTGGTCTCACGACTGGGTCTGGACCTCGTGCAGAACCCAATCGAGAAGGATGTCTCAGGCGGGTACGACCAGGAGTCACTCAATGTCCCGGTACCTGATGTTGGGCAAGAACGCTACGGCCTGCGCCCGAAGGACGACCCCTCATTCGGCATGGATGCAGGGGCTTCGTACCGCAACCCGACCTTCGCGGAAGCTGTCAACGCCCTTTCGCTGAAATATCGGACCCCGATCGGTGTCTTCACGGAAGACATGCTCGCTGGCGGCGGTCGTGGTTACAGCGATGTCCTCGTCAACCAGCCAGGGCGCGAAGTTTTCGCGCTGGGATCCAAGCGCCGCCCTGACGGGAAGCCCGCGCCCATTGCCGACTACTTCCAGGAGCCCGCCGAGCCGGGCGAACCGAGAGTTGCTGACGTACGCATTGGAAGCGGACAGAAACGAACGCCCGAGTTCTATGCCGCGCTGGACGATTTGATCGACGCCGTTGCACTGGAAGCGTACGGAGCACCCGGCCAGGCATACGGCGACCCTGGTGTCATCGAGGAGCGATCGACCGGGAATCGCTACGCCCCCGCCGCTGCAAGTCCAATGCCCGGCGAAGCGAAGTGGGGGTCGCTGATGAACCTCCGCAGCACGGACCCCGTCGTCGCTGACTACCAGCGGAGGCTCCTAAGCGAAGCAGGCTTCCCAATCAATACGAGTGCGGCCAACCCCCTGCTGGGCGTCGTTGACGTTCTTGAGCAATTGGCGGGTGCGCCTCCCTCTGACACAGATGTTCGTCGCGGTGTACTGACCGCCGCCGCCGCTGAGCCTTTGGTAGCAGTCACTGGGCAAGCAGGAGCGGCCCGCATCCTGGAGGCAGCCAAGCAGCGAGCGAGTGAGCTAAGGGGGCGGACACGTCCCACTACTGATAACGCACGGCAGACGTACGAAAAGGCGATCTCTGATCTGGTCAAACGCGGCGTCGGCAGCGGCGAGCCTCGAGTGGAAGCTCGCGCAGTGGAACCGAAGCCTCAGGTGAGCGCTGCGACCCGTCGAGCGCGGGCCAGCCAGCCCATTATCCCCGGGCTGGAAGGCGATGTGCGCTTCCCGGCCAACGCCTTAGACCCCGTAACGCGTGATCTGGCTAGGTATATGGCAGAGCGCGCCCCGCAGGTTGGCACGCGCAATCCCGAACAAGTCGTGCAATATGTGCCGGCAGAACTGTTCAACCGATTCTTCACGCAGCAAGCACCCGAGGGGGCGGGTGGCGGCACCCGGCAGGGCGAGCTGCAGCTCAATACGCTGCAACGCGGCATGGCGGACGCTCTATTCGGGCGCTCTGATCGAGCCGCCCGCGCAGGCGGGTATACGGCTTCTTATATCGATGACGTGGCCCAATACATGGAAGCGCAACAGAAGCAGCGGGCTCTCGAGGAGAAAGCGTCAACCGCGCCTGTACTGGCATCGACTAATACTGTCCAGGAATCCCTGCTGAACGCGCCCGCCAGCCCTAAGAGCGCACCGACTGCGATGGCGGATGAGCTACTGAAGCGCAGGCTGGGCCGCATGACTGGTCGATGAACAGCGCGAAAAGAGAGAAGGCCCGCGGATTAGCGCAGGCCTTCCAAAAGATGAGCAAGCCAGCGAGCAAGGGTGGAACCGGCGGCACGTTTACAACTGCGGCTACCAAGGCTGGACATGCCGACAGCCCGGAGGGCCGTAAAGAGTTCGCCGAGAAAGTCCTGGCCAACCCTGATCAGCATTCAGAGAAGATGGTGCGAAAAGCCAACTTCTACAAGAATGTGATCAGTAAATAGCTTCGTTAGACTGAATCGCATTGGGACGACTGCCCCGTGGCGTTCAGGTACGACGGCAAAGATGTTGCCACTGCCTTGGGTCAGGGAGTGGATAACAAGCTCACTCGAGCCGAGGCTCCGGTCACCTTTGGATATGAGGCCGGCACACCGATTCGTTTTGCGGGTAAGCAGCTCGCAGACAACATCGGCATGGTTGGTGAATTCGGGGTCAGCACCAAAGACCCCAACATGAAGGGTTACTTCAAGGACTGGACCGGCTTCTGGGCGAACGGCCCCTTTGGCCCCGCAGCACCTGACAACGGAGGAATGGCGTAATGGCTGGCCCACGTATGGCCATGGGCCTCAAGAATCTTGGGGCGCTATTGCGAGACATCCTTCCGCAAAGTAAAGGAGAGTGGGCTCTGCGCCTGGGGCCTGAGGCTGGTTTCGCGTTGATTAGCGCCGGCATGGCTCCGGAGGGAACTCCTCTCAGTGACCGCATCGCGCTGGCTGCCGAAGACATGTTGATCGGTGCCGGCAGCTCGTTTCTTGGTAGCGGCGCAGGTAGGGCCGTCGGGGAGGCTCTCTACCCGGCCGCTAAGTATGCGGGCAAGAGCGCAGAACGCGCGCAGAAACTGTCGCAGGCTATGACCGCTGGCGACATCCTGGCGGCGCCGCTGCCGATGTTCGCGCCTCGCCCCATTGCATCGGGCGTCTATGAGCGAGCTATGGAAGGCCAGAGCAAGCGCGAGCAAGAGCAGCTTGTGGCCCAAGAAGAGGAGAGGCTGATGCAAGAAGCACTGCTGAGCTCCCTGCTGACCGGAGGCGGAGCATTGCTGAGCTGATGGCTGAGTTCTCTCGTGACGAACTGCTGTACGGCTTCGAGCGATCCGCAGTTGCCCTGCCTGGTGCAGCGCAGGCGCTGATTCGCCGCCGCCTCGGAGACGAGTACGAAGGCACCCCCGTCGAGCAAATGCTCCAGGGGTCGCAGCTGCTGAACTACGCCCGCCAGCGATTACCGGAAAACATCGCCCAGACAAAAGCTGGCAAAGCACTGACAGATCTGCTTCCAGAGCGAGCGGGAAAAGTTAAAGAGGCCATTGGCAGGATCCCCCTCGGCGGCTTCGGCGAGCAAGAGGTTCGCCAACTCGACGCCTATCGAGACGGCGATCCGGCGCTCGACATGGAGGGCGATGCCGAGGTCAGGCGTAACACGGTTCGCGTCGGCAAATTTCCTGTGCCCGGCGGTGACGTGCCGACAGGTGACAGCTTCCGCGCTGCCGCGACGCAGGCCGCTGGTGTCGGAGTGGCGGATCTTGCGTCCGATGGACTCCGTAATATCTGGTGGTTCCTGAATGCCCCGCAGGCTCTGACGCAGCTCGCGATGCTGCAGGGGACCCAGAACGCGGCCCAGGACTTCCAGGCACCGGGGCGCCAGGCACCGCTGATCAAGAATCGGACGGTACGGATGGCGACGACCCTGCCGGCGTTGGTCGGCATATCGCTTGCAGTTGGAAATGCGTACCGGCAGCCGGGCTACAAGGCAGCGGTGCCGAGTGAGGCTGACCCCACGCAAACTGCTGATCCCCTGGCTGAGTTGGGATCGCGTTACTTCCTCGGCAGAACCGGAGCCCTGCTCCCCTATGACGAATTCGTCAAGGAGCGTCCTGATGTTTCCAAGGGCGAATACGACGCCTACAAGTCGTACCTCTTCGGGAACGCGATGCCGCTGAAGGCCACGACTGAAGGAATCCACGGCCCTGAGGTGACGTTCTTAGGTAAGAGCATTCCCATCGCGACAGGGGTTCTGCCTGCGGTGGCTGCGGTGATTGGTGGGCGCTTTGGCGCACGCAAGGCTGGAGCCCGTCTGGCCGATCGAGGCGATCTGAATCGAGCGGCTGATCTCAGGGATGAGTGGGTAGACCTCAAGCGTGAGTCAAAGAACCCTGATTCCGGTATCCAAGAAGCGGATATCGCAGAAGCCTATAACCGCTATGAAGACCAGCAAATGAAGAATGAGCGTGAAGTTGCTCTGCAGACAATCCTGTATAGCAGCCTCGGCATGGGTGGTACGGCTATTGCAGGGCAGACTTTAGAATCAATCCGTCGAGCCCTCAAAGGGAAAGCACCTGTTGAGGATTCTGGTGAGGAGCAATCCTCACTTCCTGCCTTGAGCTGACGATGGCATACGGATCTTTTGCAGGCCTGGATGGTTACGTTGGTGGATTCCAGCCATCCAGGGAAGGCGCTGACGCCCTGGGCGGGATGGCTGCCAAGAAGTACGAGACCGGTGCAGCACTTGCTGGTAATGCCCTGGCGTCGCAGGCGCAGCTGCGGGCCCAGAAATATCTAGCCGACGCGCAGATTGAAGCAGCTCAAATCCAGGCAGACGCGGCGAACGATCCACTCAAGCTTGGTCTAGGCCTACTTGGGCAAGTCGGTGGTGCATTTGCTGGCGGCTTCGGTGGCGGCATCGGCAAGGCGGCAGGTGCCAAGTGGTTTGCATAAGGGACAAGAAGAACATCAAATTCTGAAGTCCTAGAATCACCTGTATCCAGGTGGTTGTTGTCTGATCGTGAATCTGCAGGAGTTCATGCAGGGCGGCGGCCTACTGCCTCCTCCGGCGCGACAGCAAAACGCTTGGAGCTTTGAAACAGGTGGCGGTATCGACGCCGAAACAGAGCGACGGGCTCGTCTCTACGAAGACCTGCTTGTTGGCGCTCGCAATGAGGCTGTAGCGCGGCGACTCGCAACGGAAGCTCTTGAGGCTCCTGCCGCAATTGTTGGCAGTAGTCCATTCCTTGGTACTGGTTCTACCGGCAGGCTGGGTATTCGCCAAGCGGCAACACCTGCCACACCAGTCATTGGCCGCGCGCAGAACTATCTCGACGCTGAGCGCATAGCTGACTCACTCGAGGCGCCGATGGCAACCCTGGGGAGTTCTCCCTTTGCTGGCACCGCAAGCACTGGTCGCCTGGGGATCCCGTACACCGCAACGCCAGCAACTCCGATCGTGGAGCGGGCTCAGCGTTTCTTGGATGCAGAACGTCTGGCGCCGAGTCTTGAGGCTGCGCCCGCTGTGCTCCAGGCATCGCCCCTGCTGACGTCGGCCGCAACCGGTCGAGCCCCTACAACCACCCGCGCTGCGACTATGAACAAGGCAGAAGGACCCTCCCTGGCGGACGCGGCTCCGCTGGTTGCCACGGAGGTCGTCTCAGATGGCCTGCCCTTTGGTCGGCGCGCTCGCATGGCAGCTGAGCGCCCGCTGCAGACTCTGGGCCTAGCTAAAGATGGCAAGCTCCGGATGGGCCGCGTCGCTGGCCTTGGGTCAATCCTGACCTTGCTCTCAGCCGCGAGCGAACTGAACGACCCAACCGAGTCCGCTGGCCGCAATCTCGCTCAAGCCGGAGGTAGTGCGGTTGGCGGCCTGAGTGGCGGTGCAGGTGGGGCATTCCTGGGCGGACTGCTCACAGCTGGTAACCCGATTGGGATTCTGGTGGGCTCCGCGATCGGCAACGCTCTAGGGGGCGGAGCCGGCAAAGGTCTGGCGACATTCGCCGCCGATCTTGCGGAAGGCTCTCCAGAAGATCGGGCCATTCGCAATGCCCAGAAGCAAGCCCGAGCCGCCGCAGAAGCAGAGGCCGAGCGCGCGCGGATCTTGATGCCGATTCAGGATCAAGCCGCGCAGGTCGCACTGCGCAACGAGGAGGCGCGCCAAAAGATGTTGTCTGGCATCGCAGCCGAACAACTCCTGCAGCGCGCCATGGCTGAAGGACTCCTCGCTCAACAGCAGTCAGGCGCTCAGCAGCAGTTGGCGATGACTAACGCAATCCTTGGAGGTCTCATCTGATGGCCGTCGCTGAGTCGTACCTGGCGAGCTTCCGGCCGGTCATGCCGGTTCCGGGCTTTGAGACGGTGCTGAGCAATATCGGCACCCAAGCGCTTGGCAAGATCCCTGGCGAGAAGGCAGCACTCCAGGCTCAGCTTGCATCCACGGCCCTGCAGGAGATTGGAGCGATTGAGCGCCTGCAGCGCAATCTTGACGCGGTCAGTGCCGAGAACGCGTTGACCCGGTCCTCCAATCGAAAAGGTGGGGCGCTGCGGATGGCAGGCGAACTGCTGGCGTTCGCTCTCCCTGGGACAGCGCAGGCCGGTGTTCAGGTTGCAGATCCGCTGGCATTGATGAATGCCATAGGTGATTTCAATCAGACGGAACGCCGCCGCCGCGCGTCCAACATGCTGAGGAGCAATAGCTTTGTATCCGAAGCGCTCAAAGGCCTGGGTTGAGCAAATTACTTAGGATGACATCAGTAGAACTCCCGCGGGAGTATTGATGTCCACTCCAAATCTGCTGGAAGGGGCTGGCACGGCCGCCTACAACAATCTGTACAAGGCATTCACCGGGCAGCCGATCCCTGGCAGCCAGGAAGCTAAACAGCGGCAGATTGAAGACCTGCGGCTGCAGAAGCAGCTGCAGGACGAACTCAAGCCAAGAACCGGTGAAGGTAGCGCAGAGTTCCTGAAAAGAATTCAAGGGTTGAATGATCTCGCTCTTGAAACCAAGCGCAAGCAGGGCCTGATGGACCTGGAGCTTGGTGGCGGCCCCGGAACAACCAGTCAGCTTGATATCAGGCAACGCCTTGAGCAGCTGGGCATTCAACGTGAGGCTGCACGCACGCAGAACGAAAAAGATCTCTTAGGCGCCCAAAACCAAGCCAAACTGCAACTGCTGAATCCGGTTCTGGGCCAGGAGCTAGCACTAGACGAGCGCGACTCCGCCCGCATGGATAAGGTGCTGGGATACATGGAGCGTGCCCAGGACAGGAACCTTGCCGCACAGGCGGAAGCGCGCCGTCCCAACATTGGCACCATCGCCGGACTGCTCGGAAGTCTGGGCCTTGCCGCAGCCTCACTCTTCGGTTGATTGGTAGCTAACCATGGCATCCTTCGCAAACAAGGTGAGAGGCAACGCTGCCTACAAGACAGCGGCCAAGTCTTTGGATATGAGGCCCAAAGACGTCAAGACCAAAGAGGCATTCCAGCGGGTCAAGGCATACGCACGAGAGAACAGGCCAAGCCAGGCCGCAGCGCAGCCGACCCAGCAACCTGCGCCCCGCACGACGCCCACTGGTAGCGCCGCTTACACCCCGGCAACACCCGGGGGAAGCTTTGTCGGGGCTGGCATCAGCACGATCACTGATGTCCTCAACAAGTATCCCGGCAACGAGACCTTGGCAGGTCTTGGGGTTGGCTCCATCTTTGATATTGGTAAAACCCAGGCCAATACAGGTCTGGCGATTGCCTATAACGATGCGTACCTTGGATCACTCGGTAAGTTCCAAAGCGGTCAAGAGAACCTGAAGACCGCCAACACAATGAAGCTCATGGGGGTTGAGGGCGCAATTGAGCGTGACATGCTCACCAAGCAAGGCGAAGAGCAGCGTGCCGGGATCCGCGAAACCGGATCGGAGCAGCGCCTGGGCTTCCAAGAGCAGGGCCGCCAAGAGCGAGAAACGCTCTTGCAGAAGGGCCTCGAAGAAAGGAAGATGCGCGCAGATGCGCGAGGCGCGATACGTTCACAGGGTGCACGGTTCTACGGCTGATGGCAAATCTCGGGGATTGTCCAGTTGCGACGTTTCTGGCGGCGCTTGATGACGATCGCCGAGAAGGTTTCCTTAATTACGCCGAGAACACCTACTCCGTCTACGAGATCTGGCTCTACGCCAGCGTGCTGGGATATGACGACAGCTTCACAGCACTAGAGCGCTGGATCAATAAGCACTACCGCAAGCTCAATAAGCGGGAACTTCTCCTGGCTGAAGCCTGCAAGCTCGAGGCCGACGTCGACTTCCTTAGGCAGCAGGTCCAAGCAGATCTCGTCAAGCCGGATGCTGCGGCCAGTCGCATCGCGCATTTATCCAAGGAATTGCGAGGACACCTGACGGAGATCGACAAGATGACTCGCACCACGGACCGCAAGGGCCTAATCATGGCCGGGGCAGATGCAGTCATGCGTCAGCTGCGGGCAATCTTCAAGGACAACGACGAAGTGGTGACGGCGTTGGACTCGGCGTTTGAGTCTGTGTGGGCACAACTGGAAAACGAGAAGTAGACAGAAATCGCCGAAAGCGCGCGGCGTGGTCTACATGAATAGTGAAAAACAAGTAGATTGTGAGGCATGGCAGGCGCATCGATTGCTCTAGCGCGCAAGAGAAGTGCGCTGAAGGCGGCTCAAAGCATTAAGAAGCAGCCGGAGGTGGTCGTCGAAGAGCCGGTGATCCCGCCTCATGTCCTCAAGGCGAGGGACAACTTCGGCTACTTCTGCGAACTGATGGGCAAGCCACCGGCTCGCCACATGAAGGAATGGCACCGAGCATTCCTCACTAATCAGAGCAACGAACACCTGCTGGACATTGCAGGGCCCAACACCTGCCTGCTCAGTCCGCGGGGTAGCGCGAAGAGCACGGTGCTGGGCCTGCTGCTGGGGTGGCTGATTGGCAGGCACGCGTTGGCGAAGAAGCTGCTGCGGATCCTGTACGTCTCCTACAACGTCGACGTTGCGCGCAATAAAAGCGCTGCGATCAAAAACCTGATCCTCTCGAGGGAATACCAGGAGATCTTCCCGTGTGTCCGTCTATCCAAAACCAGGACATCAGATGAGTTGTGGAGCATCGACTGGGACTTCGCCGAGGTGGATGTTCGCGGTGAGGATGCGTTCACCATCGCCTGCGCTGGCCTGAAGGGCACGATCACCTCGAAGCGAAGCTCGTTGATTGTGGTCGATGACGCCATCAAAAGCGCGGCGTCGATCGCGAACCCCGACATCCGCCGGGAGATGGAGACGAACTGGACGAACGTGATTGTGCCGACGATGTTCCAAGGCGCGCGCGCCATCGCCCTGGGCACGCGGTTCCATTTTGATGATCTGTTCGCGACCATCTTCACCGAAAAGAAGGGCTGGAAAACGGTCGTCCAGTCGGCCCTGCGCTACGACGAGGACGGCCGGCCCAAGTCCTACTGGCCTGAGATGTGGTCGACGAAGTACCTGCTGAAGCTCCAGCACGACGACCGCATTGCTTTCTCATACCAGTACTTGAACCAGCCGGTGCGATCCACCGAGCTGGGTGTGAGCCCCGAGCTGTTCGTGCGCGGTGAGGTGCCTGAGACCTACGACATGGTGGGCGTCGGCATCGACCTCTCGGCGGGGATGAGCGAGCGCAATGACTGGACTGTCTTCACCCTGGCTGGCCGCGTTGACGATAAGTGCTACATCATTGATTACAGGCGCATGCGCTCGATGGGCAACATCGAGAAGGTGGAAGCGTTGTGCGAGCTGTTGATGGAGTGGAACCTGCTTGCCACCAACGACGATGGTCAGTACTTTCCGACAAACTCACCGGTCACGATCTGGCCTGAAGTCGTGGCATACCAAAAGAGTTTCGAGGGGGACCTCAAGCGGATTCTGTTCAATGAATGGCAGCTGTACAACCTCCACATTTCTCCGGTGAAGGGTTTCCGCGGGGACAAGCTCGCCAGGCTGCGAGGGATCCTTGGCCTCTTCCAGGCCAAGAAGATCATTTTCAACAAGTACCGCGATTTCAGCTACATGATCGACGAGATCACGAACTTTGGCCACAGCCCTCACGACGACTGTGCCGACAGCCTGAACATCGTTGTCCAGGGACTGATGAAGCGCGGGGCTGCGCAAATCGAATGGACTTAAACTAGATCCATGAGCCAACCCAAAACCGAGCGTTTTCGCCGCATCCTTGAGGCCGCGCGCAAGCGTGATGGTACGGCTGGTGTTGACACGATGGTGGTCAACTCGCATCTCGCGCAGATGCGGCTATTCATGCTGCGCCAGGGTCTGGAGTTCTTCCCTGCGCAGGACACCTTTGGTTTCCGCAAGAGCTTCCTCGCGGATCTGATCCAGGACAACGAGATCGACGCGCGCCTTGAAGGCATCGTCGATGACTTCCTGCTGGACGGTAAGGGGCTGTGGTACTTCCGCCCGGTGCAGGACACCTACCGCTTGATGTGGTTCAGCAAGGAGAACTACCGCGCCTATTACGACGCCGCGGGCCAGCTGGAAGAGGTGGAGCTCATCTATAGCTTCACCGTGCGTGATGGCATCGGCGCCATGGGCTCGATTGCCGGTGGCGATGGCGGCTCCCTGCGTTACGTCAAGCTGCAGGTTCGCCGGGACACCATCAAGGAATCCATCACGACCGAGAAGCCGAGCTTCGATGCTGGTGTCGCGACCCTGAACTACGCGCCCAACACGACGCGAACGCTGCGAAACAGCTTGGGATTCATCCCTGCTGTCGAGTCTTTCAACAATATGCGCTCGACTGGCATGGATGCCAGTGGCGAGTTCGATTGGCTCAGCGATCACATCGTGACGCACGATGAGCTGATCAAGAATATCCGAGCCAATATCACCTTCTATGGAAACCCGACCTTGGTTTCCAGCCGCCCGAAGCAGGACTTGATCGAGTCGGGCGATGGTGACGAGTTTCGTCCGACAATCAGTTCACAGGCCGGCTTCTACGCTGCGAATCGACCCTCGACGCGACTCAGTTCACCTTTGGGCGCCGGCGGTGGTGGCGGCGGGGTGAAGGTGCCTCGGATTATCGCCAACATCGAGGCCACCGATCGTGTCGCCTACATCACGCCGGACGCGGTGAGCGGCGATCAGAACCTCTACGCACGCCAGTACCGCGAGGAGCTGCGCAACGCCATGGGTGGCGTTGACGAGCTGGGCATCAGCTCCGGCGCGACGGCATATGAAGTCAAGTCGCTGTATGGCCGGGCTGCGACAACAGCCGCTCGCAAGTGCCGCGGGCTGTTGACCTACGGCCTGTGCAAGCTGCTGGCACTTGTGCTGTTCAACGAAGAAAAGATCTTCCGCGAATCCTTTGCCGCTGCCGTTGGCCTCGAGGAGCCGCCCGTGCCGTTGCGTGAGGAGTTTGCGGATGCCGAGCAATACCAAGAGGCGGTTGCAGCATTCCAGGAGGCATACCAGCAATTCGAGCAAGCGCTGGAAGCCCAGATTGCCGAAGCGGTGCAAGCACGTCAGCTTCCGCCCGGTGTGGTTGGGCTGATCCCTGACGGCGATCGAAAGATCGAGTGGCGCTGGAAGGGGCCAGTCTTTGAGGATTCCACAGAAGATATACTGAACTCAAGCATTGTTGTGCGCAACCTGCAGGAGCTCGGTGTTAACAGCATCGAGGCCCTCAGGTACCTCTTCCCGGATAAAACCGACGAAGAGCGCAGCGCAATGCTTAGTGGCTATCCATTCCGAATGGCTCAAGCCACGCAGCAAAGCATTGGCACCTTCCTGTCGCTGATTCAAAACATGCGACAGACCCCGCATCCGCAGGCTCCGGACCTCCCCCTGCTGGCGGATCCCAAGCTCGATTTGACGCCCTACGTCTATCGAGCCCTCGAATTCCTTAAGAGAGAACTGACCTATGCAGGACAGTACAACGATGGCGACGGCAGTGGCGACCCCGCAGCCCTCGATCCCATCCAGCGTGGCCGCGCCGACCGTGGCCTCCCCGTCGATGCCGCAGGCACCCCAAGCTTCGTACCCGACGGCTCAACCCCAGGCTCCGGCTTACTCCCCGGAAGCTCCGGTTTCAGTGCCTCAGGCCAACCCGTGGCAGGCGGCGTACCAGGGTCTGCTCGCCAGCTTGAGCGCGACGCCGCAATCCCAGCCCCAGGCGTCCTACTCGGCACCGACCCAACAGGCGGCCCCTACCCCGGCGGCCTACCTGCAAGCACCGGTGAGCTACCAGGCGGCTCCCTCCGTTACGGCGCCGCTGACCTCAGCATTCCCACAAACGGCGGCCTATTCCCAGGCGATGCCGGCACAGGCGCCGAGCTACAGCAGCGAGCAGAGCGCAGCCGCGAGCGACGAGTATCTGCAAAGCGTCAGCAGCGAAAGTCTTGAAGTTCTCCAGCACTTCGGCGCTGAAGCCCCTGCCCTGCTGAATCGCTACGCCTGCGTCGTCGAGGACGCTCTCCTCGCCCAGGCCCAGCAGACCGCTCAGGCTCTGCAGCAAATCCAGGCCATCCAGGGTCAACTGCAGAACTCACACACCGTGATCGAGGCTGCCGCTGAGGACAATGCCGCGTATCACACCCTGCTGACCAATCCCGAGATCCTCGCTGAGTACGTCAACGAGTTCTTCGGTCCCGAAGGTCCCTACCCCACCGAGCTTCCCCAGGATCGCCTGGCCGCTGAGGTTGCCGCGAACGAGCGTCGCTTTGCCCCCCCGGCTGCGACCTATCAGCGCCCGCAAATGGAAATGCCCGCTCCCGACGTGCAGGCAACCAATGGCGGCGGTGATGATTTCTGGGCCACCTTCTCTGCCATCAGCGAGCGCAATCCCGCCGCTGCATGGCAGATGCTGAGCCAGGCTTCCCCCGAAGCGCTGCGCAGCAAGGTGCTGGTATCTGAAGGCTGAGGCCAGGAGAGCGAGATGGCAAACCTGCCCCCCGGCCTGCCGGCGCACTTTAATCCCGTCGCTGCTGAACTGAAGGCAGGGCCAGCACCTGCGCAAATGCAGCAATCGCTGCAGCAGGAAGCGACCCGCCAGGATGTACGCAACGAAGCGCGCGAAGCCGCAGCGAATGCTCTGGTTCAACGCGCGAAGAAGGCCGTGCAACTTGCTGTTTTGCAGCAAGGAAGTGGCGACCCTAGGGCTACTCTGCCGGGCCTGACGACAATCGCAGATCGACCGGAGCTCCTGAATAATA